GTATGTAGCCGCTGACGGTCAGATTGAGGCGTATGAGGACGATTGGACTCGGGCGAACTCCGAGAACATTGCAGTCCTGAAATATACCCCTGTTGATGTAGCCGGGACTCCTGTTCCGCCGCCTCAACGTCAGTCTGCTGCCGACATCCCTGCTGGTTTCGCTCAGGATATGCAGATGTCCGAGCATGACATACAGGGTGCTTTGGGGATGTACAACGCATCCCTCGGGCAGCAGTCGAATGAGAAGTCGGGCAGGGCGATTCTTGCTCGCCAGCGTGAAGGGGATGTAGCGAACTTCCACTATCACGACAACCTTGCTCGGGCTATTCGCCACGTAGGACGCATCCTGGTCGATCTGATTCCGAAGATATACGACTCGACTCGGATTGTTCGCACGCTTGGCCTTGATGGTACGTCGGAGATGGTGCAGCTTGACCCGACTCTGCCGGTTCCGAGTGGAAAGGTGAATGGGGTCAAGGTCTACAACGTGGGCATGGGAACGTATGACGTAGCTGTGACCGCTGGACCGTCCTACACGACTCGCAGGCAGGAAGCTGCCGAGTCTATGACGAATCTGGTTCAAGGTAATCCTGCATTGATGGGGATTATCGGAGACCTGATGATTCGCGCAATGGATTGGCCGCAAGCCGAAGAGATTGCAGACCGGCTCAAGTTGATGCTTCCCCCGCAAATCTTGGAAGCCGAGAAGAAGGAAGAAGGCGGTCCGAGTCCTGAAGTGCAAGCCATGATGCAGCAGGCGCAACAGGCTATTGGGCAGAAGGATCAGATGCTTCAGCAGATCGTTCAGAAGCTGCAGGAGTTGGCGCAAGAGAACCAATCCCTGAAGGTAGCCGCTGAACAGGCGAATCTAAAGGCGCAGAAGACCGAGATTACCGCTGCTCAGAACATCCTTAGTTTGAACCAAAAACTAGCCTCGGCTGAGTTGGATTCTCAGGAACAGAAAGCCATTGCCCATGTAACGCAGATGGCTGAAGAAATACCAAGAACTGATAGCAATTGAATACGCAAGACTAGAACAAGAGAACGAAGACGCACAAATCGCCATGCTTCTTTTTGAGATGTAAAGGACAAATATGAACCCACTCGGCTACCAACAAATTACCTCCCTCAGTTCCTCAACTGGTCTGACCATTCCTTCGGATGACACGAAGCAACCCGCTGAGAAAGCCATTATTTCCCCTGAGTCTCAGAGTGTCCGTTGGCGCGATGACGGCACCGCTCCTACGGCTACGGTTGGCTATCTCCTGACTGCTGGAAGTGAGTTGGAGTATGAAGGACCGCTCGACCGTCTGCGCTTTATCGAAACAGCGTCCTCCGCAAAACTCAATATCTGCTACTACGGCTAAGTTATGACTGCGAAGACTCGACTTGTTGATGCGGTAAAGGCGAAAGTTGATCCTGTCACCGGGGGGATTGCGAATCTGTCGGCAGGAGGGAAGACGATTAACTTCCCGGCTATCCCGCTATCGCAGCGTGGCGGAAAGAAATGGTTTGGGTCAACGATATCGTCTGCAACGTATAACCAAAGCTCCGGATTGTCAGCATCAAAGGCTTGTTATGCAGCAAAAGTTGACGCAGAAGCAGATTTTGATGCGGTTCGCCTTGTTTGGGTCAATCGTGCTGCAAATGCTATTAACTCTTGCACCGCAATTATAGGGGTTACGGAAACTGCGGAATACGACTCTGCAAACCACATCAGCCAAGTCGTGATTGGGGGTGTTGCTTACAACAACGCAGCGGCAGGAACATCCATCAACGGATGGTATTCAGTGACATGGAATAGCGGCTCCGCTTCCGTCAATATTGGAGCGGCAACAACTGCGGCCCAATATGCGGTGTCCGACTGGATTCCTGTATCGTCGATTGCCCGTGCTGACGGTGGAAGCCGACCGCTTCTGCTGTACGCTTGCCAGCACGATGGAACCGCAGAAAACTTTGCATTCCTTCCTGGGCAAATGTGCATTGGAAACAGGGTTGCAACGTCTGCCAACCGTGGACGGATAGTCCAATTGTTCAAGCCGACAGCTGGCGCATCTGCTCCTGATCCGGCACAGACTCAATCCGTATTCACCAACGCAGCCTTTGAAGTATTCCCTATTTTCCGGTATCGCGTCCCGTCTTTGACGGTGATGATTGCCGGGGATTCGACGGAACAGAACGACGCTCTAGTAAAGGATGGATTAACGTCATGGGGATGGCGTGGGTGTGCGGACGCAAGCTCGACTAATCGTCCGGTTAACTGCATTAATGTGGGCTGTTCTGGAAAATCGGCGTCCGAGTATTGGAGTCGGACACAGGAAATCATTGCAGCCGGGGTTGTCCCTGATGTTCTTGTCATTGGGCCGATGTCAGTAAACGACACGTATCAGACTAACCCCGATAGGTCTTTCCAGACGGGTCGTGCCAGGGCGTTAGAGATTATCGACTATGCAAGGTCGAACGGAATCCGCTACGTATTGTTTATCCCTTTGCTCCCGTACAACACCCTGAATTCGTCGCAGGACAATTATCGGAAGGCGTTTAACACTTGGCTAGGAACAATTGGTTCTGGCGTGGTTGATGTTCTTTCGTTCTCTGCACTTGGGGATGGTGCAACTCCAGAAAAATGGGCCAATGGGTATAACGTATCTTCTGGAAGGCAAATTGTCTCTTTTGATCTCCCGAAGTCATCGGCTTCCACGACAAGTTATGTTTCTGGTTCAACGTATGCTGCAACGGTGACGATTGACAGCACGGCTTGCGCCATTTCGTTCCTTGGTTCTGCGGCTTCGACTGTTGGAGATTTGATCTCCGTACTCAATACACAGATCAACACGGGGATGAGCACATCCAACGTTACCTACGCCTCCTTGTACGCCGGAAACCTCCTGATCCAATCTGCAACTACTGGAGCATCTTCGACGGTTGCAATAACGAATCCTGGTGGAAATTACGCATTTGCATCCCCTCTGGCTAACTTCTCTGCGGTCAATAGCGCAGTTTCGGGATTGGCTGATGGAATTCACCCGAATGAAAGTGCGATTGATGTTGTGATGGCTCCGGCACTTACGACCTATATCAACTCAATCGTTTAATCCCCTCTGCACGGGGAACTAACTAGACCCTGCCCAAGGGTCAAGCAAGCCGCTCAATTACGGGCGGCTTTTTCATTTGGGCAACCGCTAACGCCGAGAGGCGCAGCAGGGCCGGAGTAATCCGGCTTTCCGACAACCCACATGGGGACGACCATGACTGACGTAGTTGAAGCACCCGTAGAGCAACCCGCCGCAGTGGTGGAAGAACAAACAACTGCAACGCCGGAAGGTTCGGAGTCGGCACCCGAAAGCACGGAAGTAGAGACTACCAAGCCGGAAGAACCAAAGGCTGAAACTGACGAGCAGAGGAAGTCTAAGTTTCAACGCCGGATCGAACGCAAAAACGCCGATCTAGCAGCGGAACGGATGCGGTCTCAAATGCTCCAGGAAAGGCTTGAAAGGCTTGAAGCGCAGGCGAATCCTCGGCAACGGGATGATGCTGTTCCAACTCTGGACAAATTCGACAACTTTGAGGACTACATGGCGGCGCGAGTTGCCTACGAAGCCGAGAAGGTAGTCGAGGCTCGTTTGGGCCGGGTACAGCAGCAGGAAGCAGCAAGGAAGGCGCAGGAAGCGCAGGCGAAGGTCATATCTTCGTGGCAAGAGAAACAGGCAGCAGCGGCGGATAAATATCCAGACTTTGAAGAGGTAGTTTCAGAGTCGGATGCTCCGGTCACTCCGTCCATGTCTCAAGCCATTGTGGAGTCCGACGTAGGTGCAGATATTGCCTATTACCTTGCACAGCATCCTGACGAAGCCAAGGCAATCGCAAACCTGTCTCCCATCCGACAGATTGCAGCAATTGGACGGCTTGAAGAGAAAGTAATTAAGCCGCCCACTCGCAAGACCACAGAAGCGCCGCCGCCCATTAAACCCGCAGGTTCCAAGTCCCAAACTGACAAAGACCCCTCGGAGATGAGTGCAGCGGAGTTTGCCGCATGGAGGAAAAAGACCATCGCGGCTCGACGTTAATCCATTTCATACGCAGTGATGCGTTAGGAGAAAGATATGAGTAATACATTCAAGGTAATTGACATGGTGACGAAGGAAGCCCTTCGCATCGCACACGAAAAGGCGACCTTCATCGGTACGGTCGACCGTCAGTATGACGCTTCGTTCAAGGACAACGGCAAGGGCAAGCAAGGTTCGACCCTGCGTGTTCGTGAGCCTAACAAGTACACCCGCCGTCAGGGTTCCCGCGTTATGGACGTTCAGGACCAGAACGAGACATCGCAGACCATCACTGTCGCTACTCAGGACGGTGTTGATATGCGCTTCAACTCGGCTGAACTGATCCAGTCCGTCAACTCCGGTGCTGCCTTCGATGACCTGTCGAAGAACTACATTGAGCCGGCTGTAGCGACCCTTGTCTCCGGAATTGAAAGCGACTTCCTGGCCTATGCCACGAAAGCAACTTACAACTTCGCAGGTGCTGCGGGTACTCCGCTGACCACGCTGGAAGTTCCCGGCAAGGCTCGCGCCCGACTGAATCACGGTCTGGCTCCGAAGGGTGATCGTTACATTCAGATGGACTCGCTGAACATGGCCGGTCTGGTGAATGGCATGTCGGCCTATTTCAACCCGAGTCAAGACATCTCCAAGCAGTACCGTGAAGGTCTGATTGCTCGCACTGCGATGGCCGACTACTACGAGAACGAGCGCGTTTGGACCATGACCAACGGTTCGGATGTTTCTTGTACGCTCGACACCTACACGGTGACGGAAGGCGATACCGACCTGACGGTTACTTCGTTTGCCACTCCGACTGTTGGCATGATCTTCAACATTGCCGGTGTGTATGACGTTCATCCTGAGACCAAGGCGACCCTGCCGGTGCTGAAGGCTTTCACGGTGACCGCTGGTTCCACCTCCACTTCGATCAACATCAGCCC